TTACTTCGGCCCGGTCCAGCGCATGCCGGACTTGCCGCCAGACTTGTCCATCCCCCACAGCACGGCGCGGGCGATGTACGCGGAGAACAGGATGTTGATGCACACGTCCACTTGCAGAAGCCCCAGGACCTGAAGCCACTGCGCAGGCACGCCACCCAGGTTGCTGAATACGTAGTCCTTGGCCTGATCCATCACCGCCTTGACGCCGACGAAGGCAACAGCGGTGAATCCCAAGCCGCGCAGCAGCTTCCAACCCAGCGGGATCAGCGACCAGCCGATGGCCCGCAGTAGTACCCCGATCAGTAACGGCATCAGTTCAACCCTCGCGCAATGATTTCAGCCGCGGAGCGCATAGCGAACGCGACAAGCAGATACCCAAACCACTGGAGATACGTGCACAGATCGGACGACACGCTACTGAGCGACACCGTCTGAGTACTGCCGAACCAGGGGAACGAGACGTCAGGAATAACCGGGCAGGCCTTGGAGAAGCGCCCGCTAGTGTCGAGCAGCTTCGACAGGTCATGGGTGTTCTCGCCGGTGGCCTTGATGGGTTCGTACTCAGGCCCGGAGAACTCACCGGCCAGCGTGTTCTTCAGGTCCTGAATCTTCTTGTCATCGACCGTACGGAACTCTTCATCCGCGCAGCGTGCGAGCTTTTCCTGGCGAACAATGGCGCACTGGATTGCGTCGCCGTTGCACTGAATCGCCACCTTGCAGTCACCGTCGCCGGAGATCGAGGAGCCACTGCCGCATTTGTTCGGGTCCTTGGCCGGATCGCACTGCCCGTCTCCCCCGCCATCACCACCGCCACCCGTGCCGCCGCCATCGCCATCACCGCCGCCAGTTCCACCGTTTCCGTCTCCCCCGCCGGTGCCGCCATCGCCGCCACCCGTTCCGCCATCACCGCCACCGCCTGTACCGCCACCAGTCCCGCCACCAGTCCCGCCACCATCGCCACCACCAGTTCCACCGCCATCACCACCAGGGTCTTTCGGGTCGGTCGGGTCTGTGGGATCGGTCGGCGTCTTCACGCACGTAGTGCCTGACCAGCTATAGCCCTTCGGACAGCCCGGGTCGTTCGGGTCCGGATTAGGGTCGGGATCAGGCGTGGACGGATCGTCGAGCGAAGGACCGGTCGCGCCCAAATTGCCTGAATCCGCAGAACAGTTCTGGCCGTTTGTCTTGAGCAGGTAGTTACAAAAACCTTCGGTTTCAGACCCCGGCGAGCGGAAACACTTCTGAGGCCGAGAACTATCAGCCTCATAAGCGCACCCATTCAAACAGCCAGACGGCGGAGAACTAGGAACTGTGTTCTTTCCATTAATTACGATAATTGGATAGTTAGAACTCCTGAACAAGTTCGGCACTCCAGATTCGCACTCGGGAGGCGGAGGCTTGCACAAGCCATCTTTTAAATCGAGAGACTGCCCTTCGGGACACCTATCGCCTTTCAAAACAACAGTCGTATTAAAAAGAACCCAATCACCAGAACGAACCACACAATAGAAAACCTTGCCCGCTTCACTTGGATTTGACGAAGGCTCCATAACAAAAACCCGCCCTGGATCGCGAGATATACCAGTGAAATAAAGATCGCAACCCGCCGAGGGCGAAGAAACTTTCTTATCAAAATGACCCATGTACCAATAATAATATTCAGCCCTAGCGCCCTGAGCAAAGAATAACGATGGCAATAAGCACGCCATAAAAAGCGATATCTTCAGGGCTGATATACATTTCTTAATCTTCATTTATCCTTTCTCCGGGCAATAAAAAAGCCGGGGCGGAGTGACCGCCACCGGCTTGACTGAGGGTCGATTAGGTCCCTGCGCGCTGGGCTTTCTTGGCGGCACCGATCAGGGCCACCAGGCCGAACATGGCACCGGTCACAGCCGCCGCCGCAGTCAGACCGCCCGCGATATAGGCCAGGGCCTTGGTAGTGTCGATATCGCCCTCAGCGGCCATCGAGAGGCCGGACGTCATCAGCAACGAGCCACCGATAACGGCTTCACGCTTGCCCAGGGAGAACAGTTGTTTCAGTTGTTTCATGGAACTTACTCCATTAGTGTGGAATTGATGTGCGCATCTTCTTAAACACCCAGACCGCGACAAACAACGTCAACAGCCCGCCGGTAATTTGAGCCTTCTGCGCAATTGTCATTGCAGGAGTCAGGAACTCCCGCATTTCCTGGACCGTAAAAGTCTTCATTTGACCCTGGCAGATAGTTGAACCATCTTCCCTGGCCAGCCAAACACCGTCACAGCCCAAAAAATTCATGCCAGTACCGCCGCCATAGTGTCAGCCCATCCCCACAAATACCCCGTAGCGAGCCCTACAGCGAACATCGAGAGATAGCGCCACATGACGACCCCCCCCTATTAACCAGCGGCTTGAACAGGCGCCTTGGCGGCAGCCGGAGACGCAACGCGGCGAGCTTGGCGCGGATCAACTTCGAACCACAGTCGGTCATCTTTCACGCGGCAAGTAATGTCGCACTCATAATGACCAGCAGGCAGAATTTCATTCTGCTTAGCTGCGTAATATTCGAAGCGCTGCGGATAAGGAATACCCGGCAAATGCCCGAAGGCTTCACACATATGGTACTCATTGCCAGCTTTGGAATTACCCGAGCGAACAACGCCAGTAGTTTCAATACGGATAGTCAGTGCATTAGCCATTGTTGGTTTCTCCGGCTGTCGGTTTAGTAGTGAGCGTGCCGGCAAAGATAGACATTACTGAGTTCGTGACAGCCTGAACTTTGCCGTAACTTTCATTCCAAAGCTGGGCGCTTATGACCCGTTCAACTTCGGAGCGAAGTTTCTGGAACTGGGATTCACTCATTCGAATACATCCCCCAAATAAAGAGTGCCTTTCTTGTTGCTAATCAACTTAGAACGATTCGCCTTATTGAAATCCTCAGCGGCCTGGACTTGTTCAACCGGAGTTCTGGACGAAAGAACTTTCTCCAGATCATCCATAACGCTGCCCTCAGTTCTGAGATTGCGCAGGCGCTGTTGCATTTCCTGGCGGGAGCTAACTCGACCGCCAAAGTAAAAGTCGAAGCCAGACTTCATACAGCCACCTGACGGGCCGATTTATGAATCAGCCCCCTTTCAAAGAAGAAGTTCGGAATGGCCGCAGGCTTAGCCTCAAGAATCCGAATCATCGGCACAACATTGCTATCGTCGCGGCGATCACAACGAATATTGATATCTATGCCATAACCAAGAAGAACCTGACGATGACGATAATAAGTAGCCTTCGCTACCAAATTTGAAATGTCATGCCCCTGCTTCCAGAGCATGTAAGTGCCGAGCACCTTGCTCGGTATTTTCATCATTTGCTCGGAATTAAGTTCTATTTGCTCTGACATATCCAGTTCCCCGATGAAATCACGGTAGAGCTTCCAAAGAACCGTGGGGGTGAGTTGAGAGGCATATTCAAGGTTCAGCGCCTTGAGTTTCTTTGAGCGCAACCGAAGTTCAACGCGAAGCTTGTTATCTATCCACTGATAGATTTCGGGATACTGGTGAAACTCTTCCGGCAACTTGTGCGAACCACCGGAAGTTATTTCATCGGCCTTGCAATAACAAACAATCGACCAATGACTTGAGCCTTTGCCGAAAGTTAGAGTCCCGCGATTGTTTACCGGACGACCATGGCGTGACTTACATTTGAACTCGCCCGCACGCAGCCAGGCTCGAACATCGGCCCGGCTTGGAAGTTCGAACATTCGGTTGTAATCGACGCGAGTGACGCGGTACTGCCCTGCCCTGACCTTCTGACGCTCAAAGTCAGTCGGCTCAAGGCCCACCAGGGCGCAGAGGCGTTGAAAAGCATCCCAGACGAGGGCAACGAGATCACAGGAACCAACAAGGTTATGTCCTTGCAACCACTTGCTTGGGTTGCCGTCGATGTACAGATGAGTCGCGTTGCCCTGCCCGTCCCCGCCTACGCTCCGGATATGGATCGTCGAGTCATGGGAGCCACGGACCAGCATCTTGCGCGGGGTTTCCCAAGCAACCGTGCCGTCAGCCTCGATACAGACCACCGCCCCACTGCTCAAAGGCGCGTGGTGCAGTTCGATCATGGCCGCGATCCAGTCGATCATCCCTAGAAACCTGTCAAGACGCATATATGAGCCGCAAAGGTACAGAATCTTGCCTCAGGCAGTCAACAGCATCTTGGCTTTACAGGGTTGAGATATGATCCGGCACTTTTCACTGGGAGATAGGATCGATGCACGATGAGTCAGCGATGAGTGACGTAACCATGGCGATAGGCGAGAACATACGGAAAGCCAGAGAGCGCAAGGGCCTGAGGCAAGAGCAAGTCGCTGAAATGGCAGGCATTCCCCTGTCTACATACAAGAACTATGAGCATGGCAAACAGCCACCACCCGGCGACCGGATAGGAGCCATCGCACGAACCCTCGGGGTATCAGCTGATGAACTTGTGTTCGAAGAGAGCGAGCGCCAAGTTGCTGACGAGCTACGAGCCCTATTCAAGAGATTCGAAGTACTTCCGCCAGACCTGAAAACCCAAGCCAAAGTGGCAATTCGGGGCCTGCTAATGAGCTATGAAGTCGAGGCCCTCAAGCACGAGGGGTAGTCTCAAAATGAGACAAAAGTCGGGTATCACCTATACCCGACTTTTCAGCCCCGCCACCCTCGCCCACCAGAAGGTCGTAAGGGCGCTGCCCTTACTATCCCGCTCTTCGCCAGAGGGTCAGAGGGCAGGGGGAGAAAAGCTTCCCCCTACCCTATGACCGGAGGCTGTTTCAGGGGGTGCAACGTCAAGTGTTCGCTTCGCCCGGCGCTCCGTTCGACGCGACAAGTCGCGACGAGCCGGTGCGGCGGCACCTGACGGGGATAGTTCGGAGGGATGGATAGCGGTACTGAATTCGCGTCTTGGACGAGCACCAGGACGCGCAAAAAGGTACCGAATTCACCGGCAGGCTCGACCAGGCCGGCGCAGATCTGGTCGCGACGAGGTACCAAATCAGCGCTGACGCAAGCCCGCACTGCGGCGCAGTTCGTTCAACATCTCTTCACCTGTCATGCGCGGCTTGCTCGATGCCGGAGCGGCGAGCAGATCGCCCTGAGCAGTCTTTTCCAGCAGCAGCGCAGCAGCCGAGCGAGCGCCCTCGATCACCTGGCTTGCCACTCGCAACCGCTCTTCCAACTCGGCAATCTGCCGGTCGCGATACTCCAGCTTCAGCAGCAGCGGCAAATACTCCTCAGCAGCACGCAGCACAGCCTTGGAGCCAGTGTTCTGGCAAGTGCGGCTCTTCAGTCGCTCGGCCAAATCGTCGTCAAAGTCGGAAAGTTTGATCAGCATAGGAGTCTCCTTTAGGTACCGATTTGCTCGCCCTGGTCGTGCTCGAGCTCGAAATAATGGTACCAAACGGAGAGTTCGGGTAAAAGCGAAAAGGTACCTTTTCTTGCACCTGGTCGTCGCCGGCGCCGACAGTTTCAGTACCAGTCCACCTGAAGGCGAGGTACCAGAATTTCGACCAGGTGCGGATCCGCGATCGGCAAAATGGTACCAACCTAACGCCCTGCAGGATCTCGGCCGGCGCAGATCTACCCGCAACGAGGTACCAAAAAGTCGCCTCGCATAATGGGGATTACGTGTAAATCCAGCGCCTGGGCTGCGCATTGTCCAGGCGCTGGACTCGCCCCCTGGGCGGCTTCGCTAACGTAATCCCATCGTCATTATGCGAAGCCAGGGATACGAACCCCTGAGCCAAGAGGCCCACATCGCTCATAGCGTCCTGGGCGTCCTGCTGCTATCCGGCACGATGGTTACTCGTGTCGAGAACGCATCCCCCGGCGTCGGCGATGTCGCTGCGCGCCCTCGCTCAATCGCCGTCGCCGGGTCAACTGACGGACTTGTGATCAAGCCTCGCGTGCTGTTGCCGCTGGCATAAGTCGGTGGCATCCGCGTGTCGTCGAAATAGCCGTTGTTCACCACGTCCATGCAGAACTCGAACGTCGTGTGCATCCGCGTGACCTGTTGCGTGTAGCACTGGCAGACCATCACCCGGCCATTGTACGTGCCCATCGGAATTCGCCGCTCAGGAGCCTTGCTGATCAAGTTCGGGTCCGAGCTGGCCGCACACACCGGCCGAGGGAAATCCCTGGGCTTGTTCAGATCGTCATAGCGCGGCGCCGAGGCCACCAGATCGGGCACCCTGGGCGACATATCACCGATGAACTCATCGGCCGATTTCGGCCCACTGGAGGCCCTGGGGGCTGCCTGAACAGCATTTCCAGCCCCAGGCAGAACACCCGCTGACGCCTCAGCCGCATGACTCCTCGCAAGAGCCGCCTCTTTCTCCTCATCACCCTGTTGCATGGCGGTCACGACCAGCCCAACAAGCACACCGATCGGAATCAACATCAGCGCGATGATCAGCGGGATCTTCTTCATGTAGCTGGGCGTGATCGGCTTGTGCGTGTGCACCGTAGACGACTTGTAGACGCCGAAATACGCCTTATCCAGCGTGACCCGCTCTTCCTGGGCCTGCTTGAAGTTGCTGCGCCGCTCCGGGTTGTCGATGCAGAACTCGTACTCATGCCGGAAGATGCCTTTCTCCCGGCCATAGGGCCGAATGAAGTTGATGTGCTTGCCGACAAGCTTGCGCACTGGCGTGCACAGCAAGCTGGGATGCTGAGTGATCAAGTGAATGTCCAGGCCCTGGTGCCGGTGCGTCTCGAAGCGCGTGACTTTCTCCGGGCGCGCCCTGGAGCCATCGTTACCGAACACCCGTTGCGCTTCGTCGATCACGATCACCGAGCCATCAGGCAGGTTGTACCACGCTTCGGGCGTATCGAACTCGACCCACTTCGACTTGAGCCGATCCAGCTTCATATCCGGGATGCCGTAGTAGTAGATCGTCCTGGGCGGCAGGTCCGGATTGTCCGGGTCCTTGTGCAGCCGCTTGGTCGGGTCATCCGGGTCCGGCTGATGTTCAATGTCGATTTCCCGAATCGCGTTCAAAGTCTTGCCAGCACCTGGCAGACCGGTGCGCAGATAGAGCATGTTGGTCCCCTCCTCGCTTACTTCGGCCCGGTCCAGCGCATGCCGGACTTGCCGCCAGACTTGTCCATCCCCCACAGCACGGCGCGGGCGATGTACGCGGAGAACAGGATGTTGATGCACACGTCCACTTGCAGAAGCCCCAGGACCTGAAGCCACTGCGCAGGCACGCCACCCAGGTTGCTGAATACGTAGTCCTTGGCCTGATCCATCACCGCCTTGACGCCGACGAAGGCAACAGCGGTGAATCCCAAGCCGCGCAGCAGCTTCCAACCCAGCGGGATCAGCGACCAGCCGATGGCCCGCAGTAGTACCCCGATCAGTAACGGCATCAGTTCAACCCTCGCGCAATGATTTCAGCCGCGGAGCGCATAGCGAACGCGACAAGCAGATACCCAAACCACTGGAGATACGTGCACAGATCGGACGACACGCTACTGAGCGACACCGTCTGAGTACTGCCGAACCAGGGGAACGAGACGTCAGGAATAACCGGGCAGGCCTTGGAGAAGCGCCCGCTAGTGTCGAGCAGCTTCGACAGGTCATGGGTGTTCTCGCCGGTGGCCTTGATGGGTTCGTACTCAGGCCCGGAGAACTCACCGGCCAGCGTGTTCTTCAGGTCCTGAATCTTCTTGTCATCGACCGTACGGAACTCTTCATCCGCGCAGCGTGCGAGCTTTTCCTGGCGAACAATGGCGCACTGGATTGCGTCGCCGTTGCACTGAATCGCCACCTTGCAGTCACCGTCGCCGGAGATCGAGGAGCCACTGCCGCATTTGTTCGGGTCCTTGGCCGGATCGCACTGCCCGTCTCCCCCGCCATCACCACCGCCACCCGTGCCGCCGCCATCGCCATCACCGCCGCCAGTTCCACCGTTTCCGTCTCCCCCGCCGGTGCCGCCATCGCCGCCACCCGTTCCGCCATCACCGCCACCGCCTGTACCGCCACCAGTCCCGCCACCAGTCCCGCCACCATCGCCACCACCAGTTCCACCGCCATCACCACCAGGGTCTTTCGGGTCGGTCGGGTCTGTGGGATCGGTCGGCGTCTTCACGCACGTAGTGCCTGACCAGCTATAGCCCTTCGGACAGCCCGGGTCGTTCGGGTCCGGATTAGGGTCGGGATCAGGCGTGGACGGATCGTCGAGCGAAGGACCGGTCGCGCCCAAATTGCCTGAATCCGCAGAACAGTTCTGGCCGTTTGTCTTGAGCAGGTAGTTACAAAAACCTTCGGTTTCAGACCCCGGCGAGCGGAAACACTTCTGAGGCCGAGAACTATCAGCCTCATAAGCGCACCCATTCAAACAGCCAGACGGCGGAGAACTAGGAACTGTGTTCTTTCCATTAATTACGATAATTGGATAGTTAGAACTCCTGAACAAGTTCGGCACTCCAGATTCGCACTCGGGAGGCGGAGGCTTGCACAAGCCATCTTTTAAATCGAGAGACTGCCCTTCGGGACACCTATCGCCTTTCAAAACAACAGTCGTATTAAAAAGAACCCAATCACCAGAACGAACCACACAATAGAAAACCTTGCCCGCTTCACTTGGATTTGACGAAGGCTCCATAACAAAAACCCGCCCTGGATCGCGAGATATACCAGTGAAATAAAGATCGCAACCCGCCGAGGGCGAAGAAACTTTCTTATCAAAATGACCCATGTACCAATAATAATATTCAGCCCTAGCGCCCTGAGCAAAGAATAACGATGGCAATAAGCACGCCATAAAAAGCGATATCTTCAGGGCTGATATACATTTCTTAATCTTCATTTATCCTTTCTCCGGGCAATAAAAAAGCCGGGGCGGAGTGACCGCCACCGGCTTGACTGAGGGTCGATTAGGTCCCTGCGCGCTGGGCTTTCTTGGCGGCACCGATCAGGGCCACCAGGCCGAACATGGCACCGGTCACAGCCGCCGCCGCAGTCAGACCGCCCGCGATATAGGCCAGGGCCTTGGTAGTGTCGATATCGCCCTCAGCGGCCATCGAGAGGCCGGACGTCATCAGCAACGAGCCACCGATAACGGCTTCACGCTTGCCCAGGGAGAACAGTTGTTTCAGTTGTTTCATGGAACTTACTCCATTAGTGTGGAATTGATGTGCGCATCTTCTTAAACACCCAGACCGCGACAAACAACGTCAACAGCCCGCCGGTAATTTGAGCCTTCTGCGCAATTGTCATTGCAGGAGTCAGGAACTCCCGCATTTCCTGGACCGTAAAAGTCTTCATTTGACCCTGGCAGATAGTTGAACCATCTTCCCTGGCCAGCCAAACACCGTCACAGCCCAAAAAATTCATGCCAGTACCGCCGCCATAGTGTCAGCCCATCCCCACAAATACCCCGTAGCGAGCCCTACAGCGAACATCGAGAGATAGCGCCACATGACGACCCCCCCCTATTAACCAGCGGCTTGAACAGGCGCCTTGGCGGCAGCCGGAGACGCAACGCGGCGAGCTTGGCGCGGATCAACTTCGAACCACAGTCGGTCATCTTTCACGCGGCAAGTAATGTCGCACTCATAATGACCAGCAGGCAGAATTTCATTCTGCTTAGCTGCGTAATATTCGAAGCGCTGCGGATAAGGAATACCCGGCAAATGCCCGAAGGCTTCACACATATGGTACTCATTGCCAGCTTTGGAATTACCCGAGCGAACAACGCCAGTAGTTTCAATACGGATAGTCAGTGCATTAGCCATTGTTGGTTTCTCCGGCTGTCGGTTTAGTAGTGAGCGTGCCGGCAAAGATAGACATTACTGAGTTCGTGACAGCCTGAACTTTGCCGTAACTTTCATTCCAAAGCTGGGCGCTTATGACCCGTTCAACTTCGGAGCGAAGTTTCTGGAACTGGGATTCACTCATTCGAATACATCCCCCAAATAAAGAGTGCCTTTCTTGTTGCTAATCAACTTAGAACGATTCGCCTTATTGAAATCCTCAGCGGCCTGGACTTGTTCAACCGGAGTTCTGGACGAAAGAACTTTCTCCAGATCATCCATAACGCTGCCCTCAGTTCTGAGATTGCGCAGGCGCTGTTGCATTTCCTGGCGGGAGCTAACTCGACCGCCAAAGTAAAAGTCGAAGCCAGACTTCATACAGCCACCTGACGGGCCGATTTATGAATCAGCCCCCTTTCAAAGAAGAAGTTCGGAATGGCCGCAGGCTTAGCCTCAAGAATCCGAATCATCGGCACAACATTGCTATCGTCGCGGCGATCACAACGAATATTGATATCTATGCCATAACCAAGAAGAACCTGACGATGACGATAATAAGTAGCCTTCGCTACCAAATTTGAAATGTCATGCCCCTGCTTCCAGAGCATGTAAGTGCCGAGCACCTTGCTCGGTATTTTCATCATTTGCTCGGAATTAAGTTCTATTTGCTCTGACATATCCAGTTCCCCGATGAAATCACGGTAGAGCTTCCAAAGAACCGTGGGGGTGAGTTGAGAGGCATATTCAAGGTTCAGCGCCTTGAGTTTCTTTGAGCGCAACCGAAGTTCAACGCGAAGCTTGTTATCTATCCACTGATAGATTTCGGGATACTGGTGAAACTCTTCCGGCAACTTGTGCGAACCACCGGAAGTTATTTCATCGGCCTTGCAATAACAAACAATCGACCAATGACTTGAGCCTTTGCCGAAAGTTAGAGTCCCGCGATTGTTTACCGGACGACCATGGCGTGACTTACATTTGAACTCGCCCGCACGCAGCCAGGCTCGAACATCGGCCCGGCTTGGAAGTTCGAACATTCGGTTGTAATCGACGCGAGTGACGCGGTACTGCCCTGCCCTGACCTTCTGACGCTCAAAGTCAGTCGGCTCAAGGCCCACCAGGGCGCAGAGGCGTTGAAAAGCATCCCAGACGAGGGCAACGAGATCACAGGAACCAACAAGGTTATGTCCTTGCAACCACTTGCTTGGGTTGCCGTCGATGTACAGATGAGTCGCGTTGCCCTGCCCGTCCCCGCCTACGCTCCGGATATGGATCGTCGAGTCATGGGAGCCACGGACCAGCATCTTGCGCGGGGTTTCCCAAGCAACCGTGCCGTCAGCCTCGATACAGACCACCGCCCCACTGCTCAAAGGCGCGTGGTGCAGTTCGATCATGGCCGCGATCCAGTCGATCATCCCTAGAAACCTGTCAAGACGCATATATGAGCCGCAAAGGTACAGAATCTTGCCTCAGGCAGTCAACAGCATCTTGGCTTTACAGGGTTGAGATATGATCCGGCACTTTTCACTGGGAGATAGGATCGATGCACGATGAGTCAGCGATGAGTGACGTAACCATGGCGATAGGCGAGAACATACGGAAAGCCAGAGAGCGCAAGGGCCTGAGGCAAGAGCAAGTCGCTGAAATGGCAGGCATTCCCCTGTCTACATACAAGAACTATGAGCATGGCAAACAGCCACCACCCGGCGACCGGATAGGAGCCATCGCACGAACCCTCGGGGTATCAGCTGATGAACTTGTGTTCGAAGAGAGCGAGCGCCAAGTTGCTGACGAGCTACGAGCCCTATTCAAGAGATTCGAAGTACTTCCGCCAGACCTGAAAACCCAAGCCAAAGTGGCAATTCGGGGCCTGCTAATGAGCTATGAAGTCGAGGCCCTCAAGCACGAGGGGTAGTCTCAAAATGAGACAAAAGTCGGGTATCACCTATACCCGACTTTTCAGCCCCGCCACCCTCGCCCACCAGAAGGTCGTAAGGGCGCTGCCCTTACTATCCCGCTCTTCGCCAGAGGGTCAGAGGGCAGGGGGAGAAAAGCTTCCCCCTACCCTATGACCGGAGGCTGTTTCAGGGGGTGCAACGTCAAGTGTTCGCTTCGCCCGGCGCTCCGTTCGACGCGACAAGTCGCGACGAGCCGGTGCGGCGGCACCTGACGGGGATAGTTCGGAGGGATGGATAGCGGTACTGAATTCGCGTCTTGGACGAGCACCAGGACGCGCAAAAAGGTACCGAATTCACCGGCAGGCTCGACCAGGCCGGCGCAGATCTGGTCGCGACGAGGTACCAAATCAGCGCTGACGCAAGCCCGCACTGCGGCGCAGTTCGTTCAACATCTCTTCACCTGTCATGCGCGGCTTGCTCGATGCCGGAGCGGCGAGCAGATCGCCCTGAGCAGTCTTTTCCAGCAGCAGCGCAGCAGCCGAGCGAGCGCCCTCGATCACCTGGCTTGCCACTCGCAACCGCTCTTCCAACTCGGCAATCTGCCGGTCGCGATACTCCAGCTTCAGCAGCAGCGGCAAATACTCCTCAGCAGCACGCAGCACAGCCTTGGAGCCAGTGTTCTGGCAAGTGCGGCTCTTCAGTCGCTCGGCCAAATCGTCGTCAAAGTCGGAAAGTTTGATCAGCATAGGAGTCTCCTTTAGGTACCGATTTGCTCGCCCTGGTCGTGCTCGAGCTCGAAATAATGGTACCAAACGGAGAGTTCGGGTAAAAGCGAAAAGGTACCTTTTCTTGCACCTGGTCGTCGCCGGCGCCGACAGTTTCAGTACCAGTCCACCTGAAGGCGAGGTACCAGAATTTCGACCAGGTGCGGATCCGCGATCGGCAAAATGGTACCAACCTAACGCCCTGCAGGATCTCGGCCGGCGCAGATCTACCCGCAACGAGGTACCAAAAAGTCGCCTCGCATAATGGGGATTACGTGTAAATCCAGCGCCTGGGCTGCGCATTGTCCAGGCGCTGGACTCGCCCCCTGGGCGGCTTCGCTAACGTAATCCCATCGTCATTATGCGAAGCAAGAGTGTTAAGGCCAAATAGTAATGTCTCGATCTAGCCAAATAGAAATGTCCCAAATCGGCGTCTAGGGTTTCCCTCCTGCATCACCGGAGGCACGCCATGACTGCGGCAACTTGCGGATGGGTCACAATAAGCATGCGGGAGCTGGATCGCCTCAAGGTCATCGAGGCAATCATCGAGGGTCGGTTGAAACCTGCCGCTGCGGCGCAGCGTCTGCGCCTGACGACACGTCAGGTGCACCGGCTGGTTCTGCGTTATCGCGAGGACGGCCCAGCCGGCCTAACATCTCGTCGACGTGGTCAGCCGAGTAACCGGCAGCTGTCGCCAGGTCTGGAGAATCGCGCCATTAGCTTGATTCGACGGAACTATAGCGACTTTGGTCCAACTCTGGCCCAGGAAAAACTGGTCGAGTGCCACGGCCTTAAGCTGGCCAAAGAAACGGTACGACGGATCATGGTTGATGCCGGCATGTGGGTACCGCGCAAGCAACGGCCGCCCAAGGCCTATCAGCCACGCAACCGGCCGCCTGTTGCGGCGAACTGATCCAGATCGATGGCAGCGATCATCGCTGGTTCGAGGATCGTGGACCGGCCTGCACGCTGCTGGTCTTCATTGATGATGCAACCAGCCAGCTGATGCACCTGCATTTCACCGAGGCCGAATCGACCTTCAGCTACTTCACCGCCACCCGCGCCTACCTGGAGCGGCATGGAAAGCCGCTGGCCTTCTACAGCGACAAAGCCAGCGTGTTCCGCAGTAACCATAAGGCGCCTCAGGGTGGCGACGGCTATACCCAGTTCGGCCGAGCGATGTACGAGTTGAACATCGAGAGCATTTGCGCCAACAGCAGCCAGGCCAAAGGTCGTGTGGAGCGTGCGAACCTCACTCTGCAGGATCGCCTGGTCAAGGAGCTGCGGCTTCGCGGAATCAGCAACACGCCCGACGCCAATGCCTTTGCAGCCCACTTTATGGCCAGCTACAACGCGCGTTTTGCCAAGCCCCCGCGCTCTGAGCATGACTGCCATCGCCCGCTGCACAGTGATGAAGATTTGGATCTGATCTTCGCCTGGCGAGAAGCGCGGCGAGTTTCGCAGCGGTTGACCGTGCAGTACGACAAGGTGCTGTATCTGCTAGCGGACACTCCGCAGTCCCGTCGCCTGGCGGGTGATCATGTCGAGATCTACCACTACCCGGATGGCCGCATCGAGCCCAGGGTGGACGGCACCGCCCTCCCCTTTACCACCTACGACAAACTCTGCGAGATAGACCAGGGTGCCATCGTCGAGAACAAGCGCTTGGGTCATGTGCTGCAAGTCGCCCAGCTCGTCCAAGCGCAGCGCGACAGTCGGCGCTCGCAATCGGTACCGGGAAATCCGCGGCAGTCAACGCAAGGCAAGATGCTGTCGAAGAAGGCGCAGCGAGAACTGATGCCGGAAGATATCGCCGCCGCCCTGGATAACACGCCACCATCGAGGCGAAGTCGCCATGCGTGAGTCAATCAGCGCCGAGGCACTGAAGATACTAGTGGTTGCCGGAGCTGCGCGGTACTTACGTGCTATTCCGGCGCCTTCCGGCCACGGTTGGCAGCTCCAAGTGCGCTACAGTCCCGACGGTCAATATTACCCGCTACGTTCTCGAGGTGAACTTGTGCGCGTATTTGGATCACTGGACTCGCTTAATCGGTACGCAAATCGTTTGGGCATCCACACGTATAGCGTGGAGTTATAACTGTGACACGAATTTCCCCATGTGGGGAGTCGACAGGTTTCTAGAAAAATAGTTCGATAAGTGTAGCGACTTTCGTTTGCAAACCGCTACAAATAGCGCTGCGGGCCAACCAGCTGAGTTTTTCCAACACCTGACAGTGTGGAGTAACGCTTCTCCGAGTTCCGGAATCAAGGGCTATGGTATCTACATATTATTTAGCGGGTGTAATAATTTTTATCTAGCCCTCTTTATCGAAGGAGAGGGCCAGATAACATTAGATCGCTGCAAAATAGGCCAGCAGCAAGGCTACTGCGGTCGTATAGCGAAGGCCCGATTTGATCGTATTGAATACGTCGCTGAAATTTGGCGCGTCCAGACGTAGGCCAACACCAGGCCCTACCAACGTCTTAATATCCTCGGGGAGCGTCATTGCCTGCCAAGTGCCTGGAGCCAGTGTCCGCAGGTTCACACCGTAGGAAACCAGCAGCCCGGACTCCTGCGAAATGCCTCCGGAGGCGTCCGGAGATAGACCAACGTCGGTTGGATAGACGTTCGGGCTGCCCTTGAAGCGGTCAAGATATCCGCTGCCGAAGCGAGCCTTTATTCTATCAAGATTCTGCGCCATGGAGGTGAGCAAAGGAAGTATCTCACCGTTGCAAACACGTTCCTTTTCATTGACCATCCTGAAACCAATGGTTACGCCGTTGGCTAGTTCTTGGGCAAGCAACGTCGAATACTGCTGGTCCGCTTTGCTGATGTCTCCGCCCGGGACGAATTCCGGGTGTAGCTTCAGCGGAATGTCCCATGCCTCTATAGTCTGTGCTTCGGGGAAGACAAAGCCAGGATTGCATTGACGGGCAAAACCCTTATAGATATTAGCCAGGGATTGACCAGGATTCTGGTAGATATTGATCTCGGCCATCGTCGCCACCTCTAGAGTCCCAGGGATCGTTGGAGATAGTCCGCGCGATTGTTCAATCGCCTGGCTATGCCATCGCTCGGATCGGTACTGTTGGGAGTACCATTCCAGTTCCTCAACTCCCTAATGGCGGCTGGCCAGTCGCTCTGGGAAATAGCAGTCTCAAAGTTTGGGAACGAGGAATACTCACCATAGTGGTAATACAGGTCTGTCACTATGGTTTTGACCGCCGGAGGTAAGGTGCTCCACTGCTGGAACTTCACCTTCATCCGATCAGTGACCTTGATCATCTTGGCGGTAAAGAGGGACAGCCCGTCTTCATCTGTGAGTACCGGGATGAGTTGGGCTAATGCCTGGAAGGTCGCGGTGTTCGCTCCTTTCAAGCCGAGGGCGGGGCGAATTTTTTTGCGCGTGGATTCAGCAATGTTCAGAGCCTGAATGCCGGATTCATCGTGCTGGCCGACATCGAAGCCATAGCCAATCGTTACACCTGATTCACCGTTGGGGTCAGAGGTCGGAATAGTAGCTCTGTTGCCTCGCCCACCAGGTGGAAGCTCATGACGGGCGGTGAAATCGATATTAATACCCATTTCAATCAGATAGGAAATATTGGACTGGAGGCGGCTGACCTTATCGGCTTTGTCACCATCGATGCGGTCTTGGATAAAGGTATTGATCTGCTGGTTCAATTGCACCTGGAGGTCGCTCACCGAAATACTGTTGGCTCCTCCGGTTTCGGCGACCGTACGAATAGTGACCTCATGAACCTTGAAGTAGTCGTCGAAGACTAGAACGGGCCGCCCGGCAGTCTGGCTTATGACCTGCGTCAGTTGCCCCGTCAACCCACCTTGTGCTGAGTAGCTGGGGGATGACAGCCAGTCGGTATAGAGGTCAGGAATTCCGTGAGTAATTCGGATAGGCTCTGGTTCCGCTGCGAGCAGAACACGCTGTGCCTCCTCTCGTTCTGGATTTTCTAGGTAATTATATAGCCGCTCCAGATTGCGCTGAAGGGTCTGATCCAATTCTCTATCCACCTTAGTCTCCTCTGCTTAGTGAAGCCAATTTGTTATTTCATTGACTGTTCGCACTCGCTTTCTAGACGATTGAACTCAGTAGAATACTTATCATATTCATTTTGCATTTTTTCCGGCAAATACTCTCGCTTCAGGTCTCTGAAGAAGCTGCCCTTCTCTAGTATCTTCTTGCATTGGTGGTTTTTGGCAGACAAGGAGAGATGTGCCGTATGAAAAACACGAGAGAGATAACCAAAACCTTCAAACATATCCCTACACTCTGTTATCAGTTTTCGAGAAATCCAGTAGGCCTTCTCTGTCTCGTTATTCTTCAGTGCTTTCTTCACTTGCTTGTCGTTGAATCTTATAGAGGCGGGCTCGCAGATTGGGGAAGGCTTCCAATACGTACCAGTAAAACCTGCTGCCGCCCCGCAGAAGCCCTGACAGTCCCTGCTTGCGGCTCCTTTCTCTATGGTAATTCTGTCATCATTCAGTTTGAAAACGACATCGCACGACATATCGCCGATGCCACGGACGTCGACCTGCACATGACCTGACTCTATAGTTCCATTCAATCCGCAAGCATGTGCATTGTGTCCAGTGCTTCGTATCCGAAACTTTTGAAGTCCTTCGAATAACGGAGATATCGTCAGCAGCCCACTATTTCCAGTCCTATAGTAATCCCCAGGAGGGAAGTAGCTCTTTGGTTCTTCAGCGACACAAAGAGTGATATTGTAGTAAAGGGTGAGTATGGCAAAAATGCTAATGCTTTTGAGCTTCAT